GTTTTGATAATATATATGACTTAAAGGTTAGGCCTAAGGGTCAAGATAAAGGTGGTGTTGAAGCTCATACTCCTGCTGGTGTTACTGCTGTAACTTACTTAGGTGAAACTGCTGGGAATCCTATGGCTGAATTACTTAAATACAATTTCGGGTTTAACTGGAAAAAGTTAAAATCTGAAATGGAAAAACTAAGTAGTGGAGATAAAGGATATACTTCACAACCTTTCTATAATAAGATAGGAGGTATTGGTAGAGCAGCAGCTGATACGTTTAAGGGCGTTAATGCAGGTGAGAAATTTAGAAAGAGTAACTTTTCTGTTGATGATGCATTAGGAACTACTTATGCTAACTTTGTATTAGGTCCTATTAATGTAGTAGATGAAACATACATTAGAGAGACTGGTTTAACTATGACAAATGAACTTAAATTAAATTTTGAGTATTCTGCTAAGGCACTATCGTTTGTTAATCCTAAAATAGCAATGTTAGATATAATGGTTAACATGATGACCATGACTTACAATAATGCTCAATTTTATGGAGGAGGCCATAGGTTCTATGGATCAGGTGGTTATGTTGCTAGTCAGTTTGGAGATATTAATAAATTAAAAAATGGAGATTTTGCAGGATATGTAGGATCTGTTGTAAATGACATTGAGTCTGGTTTTAAAAGCGCATTTGGTGATAGTAGTGGAGGTTTTTCATTGGATAGTATTTTAGAAGGTGGTCTTAAGGTTGGTAAAAATATGTTAGGAAATATGTTAGGTAGTTTCTTAGGAGGGCAAGTTGGTGGAGCCAGTGGTTCTGTTGCAACTAAAGCCTTTATTAGTGCTGAACCTACCGGAGACTGGCATGTTACAATAGGAAATCCTCTTAACCCAATCAATATGATGGGTAATATGATATGCGATAATACCGTAATGACTTTAGGAGAAGGTTTAGGACCAGACGATTTTCCTACTGAAGTTAAATTTGAAGTTAATCTTAAACATGGTAAGCCTAGAGATAAAGGCGATATGGAAAACATGTTTAATATGGGTCGTGGTAAAATATATGCTTCTGCTAAAGGAGAAAAAGATATCTTAAATTTAGCAGGGCTTGATGTTGACGTATATGGTTCGATTCAAAATATTGGAAAACAAAGTTTAGAAGGTACTCAATCCGGTGGTTCAGGCAGAGGTACTCCTACTGGGTTTGCTGCAAAGGATGTTAATACATCAAAAGCGGCAGGTCAGAAAAAAATAGCCGCTGAAACAGGACTTCATGGAGATTATGTATCGAACATGATATCAATGATGATAGATTCTTAAAAGATAAAGTAATATGAATATAAAATCTCTAACACTTAAAAACAGATTAGTAGATGAAAAAACTGGTGAAAACTATTGGAACATCACAGTACCTTCATTTACTTATAGAGCCGAATTAGGAATTAAGGCAATTCATTATGTGACGGTTGATCAAGCAATGAGACCTGATTTAATCTCTATCCTATATTTTGGAGTCGGTGAAAACTTAGATGCTATTTGTTATACGAATAATATTTACAACCCTTTCTCATTAGAAGAAGGTGATGTTTTAGTAATTCCTGTATTGGATGATCCTAAGATGGTTTACAAAAGACCTTCACCGCTTACTAGAGTTGATGCTACAATTGAACCTTATATTAATACACAAGTACAAAGCGTTAAAGATCAGGCAAGATTAAATAGAATGATCCAAAAAGCAAAAACAAAAAAGGCTGGTGTAGATACTCCTTTACCTCCTAATATGTTACAACAAGGTCAACAGGCAAAGGTATATGAAGATGGTCAAATTAAATTAGGACAAAACCTTAATACACGTAAAGGATAATGAGTACTCCAATTGAAAGAAATATATTAACGGTCATAGAACCACAGATTGAATTGGATCCGTTAGAAATGCCAGATGCAGAAAGTGAAAATGCAAAACCTGGACCTGGCGACGAAGGTTTACTTAAACAAGCACCTTCTAAATTCTCAGGTGGAATGCTACCTATAATTAGAATTAATACATATGAAGTCCAGATGGACCGACTTTTAAATTTTAATTTAGACTTAACTGGCTTTATACCAACCATGAGTGTTAAATTTTCGGACGTTGATGGAACATTTATGTCAAGATTTTATCCTACCGATGGTGCAGTTATGCAACTTAACATTAGATCACAAGGGGATGAAACTACATTTAAGCCAATCAGAATAGACTTTACTATTACAAATTGCTACCCTGCTGGTGGTGGAGGAAATCAGTCAGCTAATAAATTTGTAGTTGAAGGAATAATGTTAGTGCCTGATTTATTTAATGAAATGGTTAAAGCATACCCGGACAGTACAAGTTATGATACACTCTTATCTGTTGCTGAAGAATTAAAATTAGGTTATGCTGCTAATGTAGAAAATACAAATGATACAATGACTTGGCTTAACCCTAATGATACGACTGATAAGTTTATACAGGATGTTACTGCTAATTCATATTTATCTGATGAACATTTTTTTAAGTCATATATAGATCCTTATTATTACTTAACCTTAGTTGATTGCAATATTCTTTTTAACCAAGAAGGAGCAGCAGAAGCAAGTCAAACATTTAGTCAAAATGCAGGTGATACTATGGGTAACACTGAAGGTGAACAAGAAGATTTTCCAAATTACTTAAGTAACATTGTTAAAATGCAAGGTGGTGCAAGATATCTTTCAAAATTCCAAATGGTAAATAATGCTGGTGAAATTTCAAATGATAATGGGTATAAGAGATTTGCTCAATGGTATGATTTAGGTGATAAGACTTACTTAAGCGAATTCGTTGATCCTATTACAGATAACAACCCAGGTATGATAAACATGAAAGGTAGAGCTGTTGGTCCTGCTGGTGAAAAGGAACCTGAAGGAATAGCAGATTCTCAGAACAGATATAAGTACTTAGGTAAACAGAGTGATAATGAACATGAGAATTATATGTACAGTATAGTACAGAATTATCAAAATGTACAAGAAGTTGATAAGTTAGGAATGACTGTTGAACTGGATACTATTAATCCTGCTTTGTTAAGATATACCAGAATTTTTTGCTACATTGTTGAATATGGTTCAGCTGTTGGTGATTCTATAACCGCACAAGAAACTGGGGAACAAGAACCTCAACCTGATGCGTCAGAAAGAGATAACTTACCAGAAAATTCTGAAGATGCTGAATTTACAATTAATAATTTCTTAACTGGGTTTTATGTTATCAGTGGAATAGAATATGTACAAAGACCACCTGGCCCGCTAAGAATGAAGCTACATTTACAGAGAAGAGAATTTTATCCTAGTACATAAATTTAAATCATGATAAACCACAAACACGCTGCGAGCCTTACTTACGGGGTTATGAGCACTGAAGGTACAATCCTTTTACATGCGTATATTAATAAGATTAAAGAAGTTGACTCTAACACAAAATTTTTGGATGTTGGCAGCGGAGAAGGAAAGGTATTGAATGATTTTAAAGAATTTAGCAAAACTAATAATGTAGTAGGAGTTGAGATACAAGAAAGTTATTACTTACAATCATTAAAAAAATATCCTAGTTGTGAAGTACATTTAGGTTATATACAAGATTATTTAGAATTAGTTAAAAGCGCGGATATTATTTATACAAATAACATATGTATACCACAAAAAATGTTTTGGGACATATGGGATTCAATTAAGCCGGGTACTGTTGTAGCATACAATTTAATAACATTATCTATTAAACTAAGAAATACTTTTGGATATAAGAAGAGTGATTTTAATAAGATAATGTTATCCGCAAATAATATGACGTCGGAATTTCATGTAATAGTTAAAAAATAATGTTATTCCTTTAGTGAATAAATAATAAAATAAAAAGGTTTATGTCCAGATCATCTGAATATACATTAAGAAAAAGATTTGTAACTGATAGTGAAATTATACAATCGTCTAATGGCGTTACGAGCTTTGATGATCCTACATACTTAGGGTTTAATATTATCTTTGATAGAATGAGCCCTCTGTTTAGTAAAGAAACTACTAGTCATGGTGAATCTGCATTATCATATCTTAAACAGATAGATAAAACTAGAGCGCAATATCTTGAAGCATTTATAGATGGGTGGCTACAAATTGCTGATACAAGATCGTACTATTATCAAGAAATTGAAGGATTGGATGAAGTATGGTCTAATAATATTGGCGGAGGAGATCCGTTTAAAGGTAGTGCTAGAGATGCGGGTATTAAAGTTAAATGTTTAGAGGCTATTGATTTAAAAATGACTGCACTCTTATCTTTATATAGAGAAGCATGTTATGATAATAAGTATAGGAGAATAGTTTTACCTGAAAACCTTAGACACTTTAATGTAATGGTTCAAATATTAGAGGTTAGAAATTTTAGAAAGGTAATAAGAAAGTTAAGTACTACTCCAGTAACATATGTGAATGGTGATGGTAGCGGTTCTTTAACGAGTGATGCTAGATTTAATAATCAAAATAATGCAGCAGAAAATTCTGGTCAATCAGAATCAGAAATAAATGAATTAGATTTTGTAAATGAAAATACTTCGGTCGTTTCATTTCATTTATCAGAATGTGAATTTCATGCCAACAGTGGATCCGAAATGTTTGCTGCTGGTCAAATATTAAATAATGGAGCAAATACATTTGTAGGTACTTCATTTGGGTTTAATTATGCAAATATGTCAGAGGTAAATAATTTCTCTGGACTTAATTATACAATTGACGGAACTAAGAAAACACAAACTGATAGTCAAATAGCAGGTGGCGGTACAAATGTATTTGGTAATAAAACTAGTGGAAGCGAACTTTCATTTAAGGAAAAGGTTGGAAACTTTGTAGATGATAAGGTTGACCAAGTTAAAACAGGAATAGGTAGTATTAAAGGTCAAATTGACAGTTTAGGAAATCAATTTGGAAATATTGATGATAGGCTTTTGCAAGCCGCAAATACAATCGCACAAAGAATTGCATTAGGCAATGTATATGGTCTAAGAAATCAATTAAGAAGTGTACTATCCAATCCACAGGCAATTGCAAACATTGCTGTAGGTGGAGCGGTAGCAGCTGCAAATGAATTTGGTGGAAGTGTAAGTGACCAGGTTGAATCGTTAGGTGGTAATTTGTTTCCTAAAAGTAACCAAAGTGATACGAGTGATTTAGGAGATGTATTTGAACAAGCTCCACCAGGACCTGCGAGTATAGATGGAAACGATAATATATTTGAATAATGAAAATAGGAAGCGCAGAGTTTGCACAGGATAATTTAACAGGCACTCAATGGGTTGGTCTTGTTGAAGATACTAATGATCCTAAATTTGAAGGTCGTGTAAAAGTAAGAGTATACGGTAAGTTTGATGGTAGAGTCGACCCTACAGATCCAGAAAGTGCATATATTATACCTACTGAAAATTTGCCTTGGTCAAGACCTGCAAATAGTTCAGGTGGTGGTAGTAATTCAGGTGGTGGTAAATTGGATATTCCTAAGATAGGTAGTGAAATTCAAATTACATTTGACAATGGTGATATTTATGCGCCTACATACCACTATAACATTTATCCATCAGATGAATTAAAAGCTGAAGTTGAACCTTCATATCAAAATGCTCATGTATTAATTTATGATACTGCATTTGGTTTAAGCGATAGTACATCTGAAGCTACTAATGAACAAGAAGGTGAAGGTATTAAAGTATTCTTTACTGAAGAAAAAGGTTTTGTTATTGACTATGCAACGGCTGATGGTTCAACTGTTATTAATGTAAAGAACGATAATTCATTTGAAGTAACTAATGCCAATGGAGATTCTATTGTAATGTCAAATGATGGAAATGTTACTCTTACTCATTCAGGTACTGTTACTGTTAATGCAAGTGCTGATGTTGAAGTTAACTGTGTAAATGCAAAAATTTCGGCTAGTGCTGAAACTCATATTAATTCACCAAGTATAAAGTTAGGAGAACTTGCAGCTGAAGCTGTAATTAAAGGAGATACATTTAAAGGAATCTTTGATGCTCATATACATCCTACTGGTGTTGGTCCTTCTGGGCCACCTACAATTTCTATGGGTTCTGCCTTAAGTACTAAAAATAAAACTGACTAATGAGTTGGGGTTCAAGTTTATTTAAAAATGCATTAGGTGCTTGGCTTGCAGCAAACAATGCATCGTCAGATCAAGCCACTGCTGAAGAGATTGCATTAACTTATGGTCGTGCCGCTAGGTCGGTTAACCCAATAATGTATTCAGCTTCTAAACCTGCTATTCTTAAACCTAATCAAATTATTGCGGCTGGTTTTATTGCATCATTTAAACTTGCAAGAATAATGAAAATAGGTAAACCTTCTCCCTTGGTCTGGTTACCTGCCGCCACTTCAATAGTTGCATATTGGACGGCTGTACCATTTACACCTATGCCTCCACCGCCCGGTGGTTTAGTAGGAGCAGCTAATGTAACAACCTTTCCAGGATTACCTACTCCTCTTAATTTTCAAATTGGTAGAGCTTTTCAAAAGGAAGATCCTTATTTAGTTGCTGATGCTTTAGACTCTGCATTTAAGAGTCATCTTAAAACAGTAGCCGGTTTATGGACTGGTACTGCGCCAGCTGCACCTTCACCAATCCCATATGTTTTTCCTTGGGTTGCCTTAAAATAATTCTACATTCTTAAAACAATTACCAGATAACCTAGTAAAATAAATAAAGAAGTTAATGATCATAATATATAATATAGATTATTAACCACTAAAAAAAGAATATGGAAGAACAAATTATCAAAATTCAAAAAAGCGATGATCCATTTGACATCGAAGAAGTAACCGTTAAATTACCAAAAGGTATGAAGGTACTTTCAACTGAACCTTATGTCTTAGATTATTTAGAAAAGACTATTGGGGAAATGCCATCTAAATCAGATATTAATATTGCCGAAGACCAAGAACAAATTACAAAAGGGGAAGTAGTCAGTATTAAAAGAAACGATGAAGGTGTTCCTACTGAAGCATTAGTGGATGTTGGTAATAAATTTACATCTTACATTAACCTTAAAAAGGAAGATGCTACTATTGTTGACCAATTAGAAGTTGGCATGCATGTTGATATTAAAATTAAGCCAAAAGGTAATGGTGAAATTGTTGGAAGTATATCAGAAGCAATAGAAGCTGTTAAGAGAAAAGAAATCTTTGATGCTATTGGAGATAAGTCGGTAGGGTTTACCGCAAGAATAAAGGAATTAATTCATGGAGGTTATTGGGTTGATGTTGCTGGAATAAAAACATTTATGCCAGGTTCTTTAGCAGGGATGAATAAGTTACATAACTTTGAATCCTTAATTGGTAAAGATATTGTGGTAATGCCAATTACATATTCAAGAGAAAAGGATACCATCGTAGTATCGCATAGAGCATATTTACAAACAATGGTTCCTACAAGAATTGAAGAATTAAGAGAAAATTCAAAAGAGCAAATTACAGGTTTCGTTACAGGTACCACCGCCTTTGGAATATTTGCTCAATTTAATGAATGTCTTACAGGCTTAATACCTAAAGCTGAATTAACTCATTCAATTACAGGTTTTAATGATCGAGATATTAAAGCCGGGGATGAAATTACATTCTGGGTTAAAGAAATTATTTCAAATAAGAAAATAATTTTAACTCAAGCCGGTGCACCAATTGATCCATGGGAAGAAGCTGCAAAAAAGTATACTCCTATGTCAGAAGCTGAAGGTAAAGTTACAAAGATAACTAACTATGGTGCATTTATTCAATTAGAAAAAGGTATAAGTGGACTAATTCACAAATCACAACTCAAAGAAGTTGAATTAACCAAAGGTGATATCGTTACTGTTAAAATTAAAGGTGTACAACCACAAGAAAGAAAGGTATCTCTTTCTTTAGTCTAATAATATTTAATATACAATTCTGCCTGAATATATAAAAAAATTCAGGTAGAATATGTATACTAATGAACAACTTAATGCGATCCACTTTTCCAAGATAGGATTCGAATTTGAATTTTTTGCTAAAAGCGATATTAATGAGGTTAAAACTTCGTTATGTCAGACCTTAGATAAAAAAATTAGAATAGAAGAGCTGGCTCACAGCGACTATGCCCCAACCGATAAAACTTTTAAACTTGAACCTGATAGTTCTGGTGGAAGTGGCATGATAGAACTTGTTACTGGACCACTTCCATTTGTTGAGGCTAAAATAATTTTAGCTAAAACTTTAAAATGGATAAAGGAAAATGGAAGCACTAATGATAAATGTTCTATTCATGTTAATCTTGCTTTCGATGGCAAGAAATTAGGACCTGAGACAAATGTAAGTAAACTTGATGTCGGTAAGTTCGTTTTAAGCTTTAACGAAAACAAAGTTTTTGAATTATTCCCAGAAAGAAAAGATTCAGTATACGCAAAATCTATAAAATTTATTACTCCACTTAGTGGTTTCCACCAAACCTCACCAGAAAAGACTCTGTCAAAAAACTATATGTTTGTTTCTGAAAAGTATTATGGTGTTAACTTTGGCAAAGTTCCAAAGGGATATATCGAATTTAGATATATTGGTGGTAAAGATTACGAAAAAAAGTACAATAAAATACTTAACTTAACAGAACATTTTATTATATCATTATACGAAACTTTAGTTAACCCTAAATATTCTAAAGAAGATATTGAACAACTTGATGTTATATTAGAAAAACATAAATCTGTTATCAGAGGAATGAAATCGTATTCTTCATTCAAGGAATACTTTCCTAATATTAAATTAATGGCTGATTTAAATTCTAGCGAAAATGTTGTGGAAATGTATTTTGTTAAAATGAGAGATAAGATATTTGATTTAATTACAAAGGCTGGGTTAGAAGAAGGTTGGGTTAACTATGATTCTGATATAGGAAGAATTCAATTAAAGAATGCAGATTTACCAAGAATATTTGAAATGACTGATATAGATGCTGTTGATTGTACTCTTAATGGCAACGTTACACAATGTGATATCTTTTCATCTACTATAAATAATTCTTCATTAATAGATTGTAACGTATTCGGTGCTACTAATATTGTCGCATCAAAAATTGATAACTGTTATGTTAACAGAAATGTAATGGCTGAAAATTGTTACGTTTATGGATGGAGAGGAGTTTTCAGTGGAGAGATGGATGGTGGAGTATTTAGAAAAGGAAAGTATACAAATCATGCAAGATTTTCTAAAGATGTCGAAATAATTGAATACGAAAAAATAAAATAAAAGATGGCTTTAACAAACTGTGATCCTGCTGATGGTAAATGTTTAGATGCATTGTTACAAGAGATTAACGATGAACTTACTATTGCATGTCAGATTCCTTTTACCGTTCCTAAAAAAGAATTGGTAAGAATTATTAACCGTGCTAAAAAATATTTTTACAAAATCTACGAAGATAGTGTAGAAGAGATGTATATCGCTTTACCTGGTAGTGCATTTGGTATGCCTTCATTTAGTAGAGGTGTAGAAGATCAACCGCTAGAAAATAAATTGTCTGAAACTGATCTTAAGAGTACAAGAGGTATTGTTAAAATGCCTAATAGAGTATACTCTGTCAATGCCGTATATGAAATAGGCGGTTGGTCTGGAGAAGATGGCGGGTTAGGAGGTATGGAATTTGGAGGAGATCCGGATTTCTCTATTGATAAATTTATTTACTCTGATGTATATGGCGCCGGTATTGGTAGTGATAACCTTTTATACTACATTGTTAATATGAAATTTCTTGATAATTCAAGACAGTACTTACAGGCACCATTAGGATATACATATAATAGATTAACGCATGACTTTAGATTTACTGGCCGATTACCAAAACAAGCTTGTGTATTTCAAATTTATTCTACTATTCCTGACTGTGCATTATTTGAGGATGATGCGTTTGTTAGGTATTGTATAGCAAAAGCAAAAATTCAACTTTCTAGAATCTTAGGTACCTTTAACTTTAACCTACCTGGTAATATTACAATTAATTATGATCTTGTTATGAATGAAGGTCAAAATGAATTGGATTCTTTAATAGAAGAAATTAAAGGAGATGAAGGTGTAGACTATTTCTTTACTGCTTAGATTGCTAAAGGAATATATAATAAAATATCATCATGGCAGATAACTTAAGAGATTTTTATAGCAGAGACACCGAGGCACCTAAATATCAAGATACTAGGTTAGAGGTTGACGAAGCGTTAGATGATCTTATCATAAAGATTGAAAATACATTATTTACCCGAAGAACTTCTGTTTTAGGAGCACCTGATTTTGGATGTAATTTGGATGATATGATATTTTCTTTAACAAGCAATGAAGATACAATTAGAAATGTATGCGGGCAGCAGGTTGTTGAATATTGTTTAACTGGCCAGGACGGCTTTGTCGTTGATGTCCAGGTTAAATTTTTTCAAACACCTGAAAGAAGCGGCTGCTTTATAGATATATTTGTAAATGACCAAAGAGTAGTTGGAGTACTCTATTAAAAATAAAAGTAAATGAATGTCATTTTTTAGTAAGACGAGAATAAAGGCAACAGAACTGTTTGAAGATTCATTTCTGTATTTGCAAAAAACATATAACCAGGCAAGAACAGTATTTACGCCTGCATCACCGTTTGGTCAAGTCTTAACAGTGGTGGCAAACTTAGGAGAATTAATTTTCTTCTATATAGAGAGTGCTATAACCGAATTAAATATATCACAAGCTAGAAATTTAGAATCGATATATGGCTTATCTAGATTAACTGGGCATAACCCTACTCGTGGAATTTCTGCAAAAGGAATGATTGGCTTAAGATTAAATGCCGATGCGGCTACTTTAGTAGAAGGTGATTTTGTTGATATAGCAGATGAAGCAAAAGTACAAATCGTAAATAATGGTCGAACATATTTTCTTAAATTTACCGACTCTTCAGTAAGAATTCAAAAATCTAGTAGAGAATGGGTTAATTGCGAAATAATACAAGGCGAATGGGAATCTCAAAAATTTACAGGCAACGGTGCGCCTTTACAAAGCTTTTCAGTTATTACTAAACAAGCGACAGATCAATTTATGGTGGAGGTAAAGGTTGATGGCCAAGTCTGGGAACATGTCGAAAGTTTATATGATATGAACTATAACGAAAGAAAGGTTATGGTAAAAACTGGACTAAGCGGTGGTATAGACTTATTCTTTGGAAATACATCATTTGGTTATCCACCACCATTAGGTGCTAATATTGATGTTAAATACTTAAAGACACAAGGCAGTGGTGGAAACATTGGTGGAAAAGGTTTATCCTTTAAATTTATTGATCCTGGTACAGACGCTCAAGGTGAGGAAGTTGATTTAACCGAAGTACTTGCTGTAAATATTTTAAGATCACCTGCATTCGGTAGTAACACAGAGGATCCAGATTTTACAAGATTGATAGCTCCTTATTCAAGCAGATCTTTTGTATTGGCCAACCCTAACAATTATGTTTATTACTTAAGCAAGTATGATCAGTTTTCTTTTATTGATGCATACAATACTAAAGATGATCAATATTTAGACGATGATAATATTATTTACTTATTCTTAATACCTGATGTTAAAAAGAAATTAACAAGTGATAAGGATTACTTTACTGTACCTACAGAAGAATTTAGTTTAACCGTTGCAGAAAAGGAACAGGTCTTAGATATTTTAAATGAAAGTGGTAGACAAGTTGTAACAGCCGAGGTTAGGATAAAGGATCCTATTATTAAAAAGTATGCTCTTAATATTGTAATAAGATATTTTGAAAATGCCGATAAAGGTACTATGTATGATGAAATAAACAAACAATTAAATGATTACTTTTTAAATGTAAACAGAAGAGATAGAATACCACGATCCGATATTATTTCAATAATAGAAAATGTAGAAGGGATTGATTCGGTAAATGTATTCTTTATATCTGAAGAAAACGAAAAGGCAATTAATGATGGTTATTACTTTGTTCCTGTTTATGGAACAGATCCTGCAACAGACCAACAGGTATTAATAGAAAATAAAAAGATAGTTTTAAAACCAGGAGAAGATCCTCTTTTAGGATTAGATGAGTTTGGTGATATTAAAATAGAAAGTCAAGAATTAGCAATAATTCGAGGTGGATGGGAAGATAGAAATGAAAACTATTACGAAGAATTTCCAGATCTTAAAAAATTATGTTCTCTTAACATCTTCTTTAAGACTGCTATACCAAATGATTTATATTCAAAAACTCAGCAGAAAAACTTTAACGATCTAAAGAGAACTCGAGGAACAACTATAGCCGATGGTAAAAATGCAATGGGGCAAAATAGAGGAAGACTACAAAATACACCGACACTTAAAGCGTCGAGTGGAAATACAGGAAGCTAATTATGGAAGAACCTAAAATAGATAGAAGAGTAGGGTTTCCAAGTTTATATAGAGAATCGTATGAATATTGGGATGACCTTAAAAACTTAGGATATAATTATACTGACAACCTAATGAAGAGAACCCTTTCTCCTTACATGTTGAAGAATCCTAATTTAGCAAAATTCTTAACCAAGTACTTACAGCCAATTATGGTTAAATATATTAATACTGTTAAGTATGTAAGAATATATTTTAACTTTGCGGTTAGAAAAGATTATGATAAAATAAATTAAAGGCAAGTGAATCTTTGGCAAAATTTAAATTTCTTCGATAAAAACGGAAGGTATCTTAATTTTAATTATGACGATACTAATGACATTTGGACTGGTGACATTTACCTTCCATTAGTTTCTACTGGCCTATATGAGGTTGGTCAACTTTTTATTCTTCAAGAATTTCTTGATGCAAATACTGGAGCAAGAGTATTTGGTTTTCCGCATGATACAGAAGAATCTGGTACAGGTGAAGAAGGTGGATGGGTAGTACAATGGAAAGACAATTCACCGGAGGAATTATTCTTATTTCAATTTACAGCAGATTTTGCTGAACCTTGTGATTTAGAAGATCCTGAACCTTTAATAACTGTATATGATGCTATTGATATTGAATTAGATTATGATCCTAATGATGTATATCCAGTACCGCCTGGTTTCATTACATTACAAAATGGAAATAGTAATTATCTGACTTTACAAAATGGTGGTCAAATATTATTAGAAGAAAGTACTGATGGTTTAGTCAAATCAAGTAGTATTACATCTGAGGTTTTAACAATTAACTTTGCACTTAGCTCTCGATCAGAAAATACATATAAACGTACTTTACAACTTGTTGATAAAAGTACCGGTAAAATAATAGCAGAATTCGTTGTATATGGGGAAACTGTCGAAGAAGATGAAAGACTAAAAGTTATGACTCAAAACTTCGGTTATCAAGTTTTAGCACAAGACTCTTCTATATTTAAAGAAACTGACATTAATGAAATACTCCCAGATTGGCAAGAAGTCAATATGAAAAGAAAGGAGATGATGTTAGAAGCTCAAAACATTTATACTTTCTTAGGATCATATAAAGGTTTAGTAAATGCAATTAAATTCTTTGGGTATAACAATTTAACGATAAAGGAGTATTGGAAAAATGTTGATAAGACATCTCCTAGGTTTGGTAAATACATTCATAGTAATCCTATCGGTGCGTTTGATCCTGTTGTAAATTACAATGATAATTCAATAGAGTTACCAAATAAGAAATTTAGAAAGACTAGTTTATTTAGTTTGATTTATAGAATTAATAAAATAACTCCAAACAGTTATGATATTGAAGATCTTCCTAATACTGAAGAAGTATTTGATTATTCATTAGAAGAAGTACTAATCAAGTTATACGGTCTTAAGCGTAAATTAGAAAAAGACTTTCTTCCACTTAATGCACATATTAAGGATATCATAGGAGAGGCTGATTTCTTTGGCTTACAGGAAGTAACAAACACAATAAGTAGAAATGATGCAAATACAATTAAGACAGGTATTGCTGCTGACTTTAAATATTCTCCAGAAGGTTGCAATTTAGTACAAGATCTTAGAGATATTAACTGTTTAATTTATCCAGAGTCTACAGGCTATTGTCCTTTTCCACAAAATTTAGTATTAGGGCCTTATGATGGCGGAGATGAATGCTGTTACATTGGACAAGGTATAGTCGGAACTTGTGTTATAGGCTGTGCTAATCCTAACGCAATAGGATCTGCATCTACAACTATTCCTGGACCACCTGTTGGCCCGGACCCTTATAGTTCATTAGGTCCAGCTGTGGATGGTAATAATTATACGGTTGGTGAATTAGCAGATCAGTATTTAGCCTATTTTAGTAGATATGCCCCAAACCTTAATAGAGTAGGTGCATGGCCTGACGGTGAATCTTCTTATTACCTTCCAGATAAACCTGGTATTCCAGTAGGAGCTCCTATTGTCTTAGAAAATACAAGCTTTGGTCAATTAACTTGGGAGGATGTGGATTCAACATGGGATCAATTGGATAATGGAGTTTATTATACATTTGATTTTGAACCTGTTAACCCAGACTTAAATGATGTATTTAAAATAACAGACCCAGTTACACAAACTGGTGTAAGCTATACAGTACAACCTGGTGACACGGCAGAAATAGTTAGAGATAACTTATTTGCTCAGTTGGACGCATTACGCGCTTCATTCCAAGTTCCTTGGATATTCTATGACATAACTTCACAAGACACTATAAGTGGACCAGTCGTTAGAATATTTGGAAGTAATCCTAATGTATTAGAATATGAATTAATTAAAACTCCTTTCAGTAATGCTGAATTTAAGAGAGAAGAATTACCTGGACCATTACTTTACACATGGGATAGTATTTTAAGAGGAAACTACCAGGAGATAGAATGGACTATATTTAAAGAACAGGACGAAACCCCTGAATATTTTTACAAGATAAGAGGTCCTATTGATGATTATGATAAATTTCCAATAGTCCTACCTTATGTTGGTACTTATACGGTAGAAATGAAATTATTTGATTTGTTTAATAACATATCAAGTTTGGTTAAGATAGATGAGGTTTGTGTTGAAGGTAGAGAAGTAGAATTTTTAGGTTGGTATCAGTCTAGAGAATGTACATATAGTTGGGAAAGTGAAGGTGATTTTTATTGGAAAGATTATGGTGCATACTGGGACTTACCTATACCACCAGAAACCACATGGGAAACTGAACAGGCAAGTTTATATGAGTCGTTAAATAGGGTAAATGCAATATTAAATAATTTTGGTGTTGGGACTAATCCAAATTTCTCCATTATGAATTACCAAGCCACAGATGCTGTTAGTTTTAGAGGACCTTATTTTTGGAATAATTTAGATAAAGGTGATTGGAATGATACATGTCATCTATGGTGGGATATGACTTCAACAACTGGAGATACACCGGCTTATTTTCAATTTGCTGAAATTGTACCAGACTCTTATTTAACGATAACTGATACAGAAGGAAATGTGGCACAGCATTATTTTGATTCTAGTGTCGATACTTTAAGAAAGGCTACTAATCAGTTAAATACATCAACAGATCCTATTATACATAAGTACATTTACAATCTTGTGTTGGATGCAACAGAAAACCAAATATTCATACAAGCTGTTGCAAGGTACTTCGGATACTATGGAGATTTCCAAAGTGTCGATATATT